TTATTATGATTGGAAACGATTTCTTTAATACTGACACAACAACAAATACAACAACAAAAGGAACACCTCAAATGAATGATGTTCGTTGGAAGAATTTGTTTATGCAAGGTTTAGAAATGTATAAAAATTTATTCTTTACTTTAAGAGAAGAATTTAATCATATAGACGTTAGATTATGCCAAGGTAATCATGATGTTATGAGTAGTTTTTACTTATATATTGCATTAAGTTCTTATTTCGCAAATGACGATAAAATTCAATTTTGCGAAAACTATAGAGAATATCAATGTTACAAGTTCGGTGATAATGCTATATTCTTTGGACACGGAGATAACAACTTTAAAAGATTACTTCGTTCGATACCTGCTGAGTTTTATCAAGAATGGGGTTCATCAAAATATAGAGAACTACACCTTGGACATTTACATTCAGAATTGACTGTTGATGAACAAAGTGGTATGATTACACGAAGAATAGGTAGTCCAACAGGAACAGATGCTTGGCATTATGGTGAACGCTATTTAGGTGCTGTTCAAAAACATCAATTGTTTATTTGGGATAAGCACCAAGGTCTTAAAGGTATTAAATATATTACCTTTGATAATAATTATCGAAAAGACGGAGTTAAGAAATTAACTAAATAATTGGGTGTTATCTATGATAAAAATATAATTGAAAGAGAGGAAATCTCCTTTTACCCTTTACCAATCATAGATAGCATTAGAGTAGATATTAAGAAGTCTGTTGGACTTCGATATACTAGTTTTATATCTATTCTAATGGTGTTTATGATTGAACACCCAAATACATGCCTCCGTTCTATTATTGTTATGATACAGGTAATCATAGTAAAATAAACCTGAAATAAAGTGCCCATATGGGCACTCAGTTATATGGGAGTCGTCCAACGGTTAGGGCTTTGGTCTTATACACCAACTATCATGGTTCAAATCCATGCTCCCATACCAAATTTGATGATAGTTTTCTTACTATCATAAGTCACACCCTTATTATAACTTTCTAGCGTAAGATACCAGGATTTTTCCTGGTATTTTGCATTTTTGACAAAATATGATATAATTGAGGTAGTCTAAAGAAGGTGAGTAAATGGAAAGACTATCTATTGAAGAACGTGAAGAAAATGCTATTCGTAGTTTAGAAGCTAGACGTGAAGCAAGAGGTAGCTTGAGTAAATTTGTTCAATCAAATTATCTTGATAATCCTCAAATAAAGGAATTTAATAAAAAGTTAAGAACAAATGGTCTTAATAAAACGAGACAACCTATTAAATTAGGTAGTGTTGATGAAACACGAAATGAAATAGATGCTTATTTTGATTTATGTGATGAATATTCACAATTACCTAGTATTAAAAGTTTGTGTTTATATTTAGGTATAAGTGTAGCAACATATAATGCTTATTTACGAGAAGCTGACTCTGAATATGGTGAGCTTTTTCGTGCTGCCATAGATTACATACATAGTATTATTGAAGGTGGTGCGATGAATAATAAAATCAATCCAGCAACATATATGTTTACAGCAAGTAACTTTTATGGTATGCGTGATGCTAAACAAATTGATATTTCAGCAATTGCTCCATCACAAAATACATCTATGAGTAGTAGAGAAAGTTTATCTGCTTTGCGTGAAGAAGTTGAAAAAGAAAAATTAGTAAAAGAAGCTGAATACACTGAAAAAGAAGGTGGTTTAGTTGAATAATAAGGAAGCGAGAATTAAAGAACTGAAGGAATTATTGTCTCAAGTTCAAAATAAAGAGAGTTTTGCGTACCTTCAGGGCTTACATTCATTAAAAAGTGAATATGAGTCTGGTGGTTATATTGAAGAAGCTAGTGAAGTAGCAGGAGAAATAATTCATTTATTAGTTGATTTAGGTTATGAATATAATCATGTTCATGACAATAGAATTAATGATATTCTTGTTCATGCTTATGATACTAGAGCTAGAGGTGGAGACTTTAGAGCATATTGTATAGCATTGGAATGGAATAGAGCTAGGGATAAAAAATTTTATATACCTAGAATGAGGGTTTTGGAAAAGCATGGTATCTTACAAGCCTTTCAAGATTTACAGGATGATAAACTGGATTTACTTGTTTTGAATATGCCACCTCGAACAGGTAAACAATTAAGTGATGATACACCAATATTAACTAGATGGGGTTGGAAGCAACACGGTGATTTAGTAGTTGGTGATGAAGTATTAAATAACAAAGGAGAATTTGTTAAAGTTTTAGCAACTTCTGAAAAATCAAAATCAGAATATAGAGTTACTTTTAGTAATGGTGAACAAATAGATTGCCATGGCAATCACGAATGGGTTGTTTATGATAGATATTTAAGAAGAGAAACAACAAGAGAAACTAATTATATGTTAGATAAGTTAAAGTCATCAGATGGCAAACACTGTAGATTTTTATTACCTGAAAAAGAACCAGTCTATGGTGAGTATGATTTTTTACCTGTTGACCCATACACTTTTGGTGTTTGGTTAGGTGACGGTACAAATACAAATCCTTATATAACAGGGGATAAAGAAGATTATGAAATAGTTAAAACAATTAACAATAATGGTTATAAAACGAAACATACTTGGATAAATAGTAAAACAGGTGTATATACTTATGATATGGAAGGTTTGAGAGATGCTTTACAATGTTTAGGGTTATGTCATAGTAGATATAGAGTTCCTAAATATATACCTTCACAATATTTAACGGCTAGTTTAAATCAAAGATTAGAATTATTAGCTGGTTTATTAGATACTGATGGAACATTAAGAAAAAAAGAACATAGATATAGTTTTACAACATCTGAAGAAACATTAAGAGATGATTTTATATCTTTAGTTAATACTTTCGGATGGAGAACTTGTGTTGTTGAATATGAACCAAGTATATCTTCAAGTGGTATAGAAGGTAAACACAAATATTGGGTAATAAGTTTTAATCCTACATTTGAAATACCTTGTAAATTAAAAAGAAAACAATTGAAAGAGTTTTCTAAACCTAGACGAATAAGTATTGAAAGTATAGAACCATTACAAGAAGAAAAATATGGTAACTGTATTCAAGTCGAAGGTGGTATTTATTTAGCTGGTAGACAATTAATACCAACACACAATAGTACAATAAGTTTATTCTTTTTAACATTTAGAGCAGGATTATATCCTGACCAAAGTATTTTAGGAAATGGACACAGTACATCATTAACACAATCTTTTTATAATGAATTTATAGAAGTTGTTACATCTGATGAATATCGTTTTAGTGAAATATTTCCTAGTGTTGCATTAGTTAATAAAAATAGTGAATATTCTTATCTTGATTTTAATACAAGAAAAAGATTTCACACAATGATGTTTCGTTCTGTTGATGGTGGTACTACAGGTTTAGCAGAAGCAAGTAATTTACTTTACTGCGACGACTTGGTAAAAGACGTTGAGACAGCGAATAACAAGGATAGATTGGATAAACTATATTATACCTATACTTCTACTATCAAAGATAGAAAAGTAACTAGAAAAGGAAAAGACGGTATTTATAGAGCTGTTCCTGAATTACACGTTAATACTCCGTGGTCAATTTATGATGTTACAAATAGAATTATTCGTAATGAGGAGTCAAAAGGAAATAATGATAGAGTTAGAATTGTTTCTGTTCCTTGTTGGAATGAAAATCATGAAAGTAATTTTATGTATGAAGAAGGAAAAGGTTTTGACGTTCAATATTATGAAGATATGCAACTCGCAGAAGACCCTGTAATATTTAGTGCTAAATATCTAATGAAATGTATTGAGCGTGATGGAAGACCATTTGAGCGAGATAATCTAACTTATTATACAGAATTACCTGGAGATGAGCCTGACAGAATAGTTGCTTATAACGACGTTTCACATGGTGGTGAAGACTATATGTCAATGCCTGTTGCTTATGTATATGGTTTAGAAGTATATATTGTTGATGTTATTTTTAAGAATGACTTTGGTGGTGATGGCGTAAGTAGATTATGGGTTCGAGATAAAATTCGAGAGCATAAAGTTTCACGATGTGGTTTTGAAAAGAACAACGGTGGAGATTTCTATGCAACGCTTGTTGATAAAGATTTAAAAAATGTTGGATATAGATGTAATATAACATCACACAATGCACCAACAAGACAAAGAAAGCTAGATAGAATATTAGCTTGTAGAAATGCTATCTTAGGTATTGGAAACGATTTAGGTGATGATTATAAGGTTTATTTTAAAGACCCTTCAACATTACCTAATAAATGTGAATACCGTGATTTTCTAACTAATCTATGGAATTGGTCACAAAAAGAAGGTACTATTCAACAAAAACAACATGATGATGCACCTGATAGCCTAGCAGGACTTCTTACAAACGTGCTTGGAAGACGTGCTAAAGGAAGTGTAAAAGTTATGGATATAGGTACTATCGGATATTAAAATGACATAAAATCAAGCCAAATTTGACTTGATTTTTTATTTGTGTTATAATTAAATTGTATAATTATGCCCTTTTGGCAGACGACGAGTGGTGGTGATTATTTACGGACTCAGCAGATGCAAATAAAATAATTCAATTAGAAAAACCAAAACTAAATTATGGTAGAAAAAGAATTATATTAAATTATAGTGA